GTGCCTTTCTCTGCGTACACACTTGAGTCACCGCCTTTAAAATCAGGCTCTAAGTGGACGCTGCCAGGGCAAGTCATCCACCTAGCACTAGAAGAAGGCGATAATTTAGCGTGCGCCATTGATCAAGCCCATTGCTTCTGCAAATTTATCTTCTTCAATGTCGCTAACTTTCTTAACGCCAAGGTTTGCCAGAATTGCAATGACTTTGTCACGCTTGCCTGAACCGATCAGCTCTGCCATACCTTGACGAAGGTCATCAAGTGTTGGTGCTACTGCTACGTCTATTGGCGCTGCTGCAGGTTCTATCTTTACAGCCTTTGTTTCTTTGACTGCTTTAGGTTCTGTTTTAGGGGCTGCTGCTACTTGTTGGTCAAACAAATCAGCAAGTTCACGAAGTTTTTGTGCAATGAGAGATTGATCCATGGTGGACTCCTTTAAGGTTATGGTTAAGGGGAATTTTTTAGGCGTAACGCCAACGATGCACGAATTGCTTCTTTGTGCTCTTCTGACAAAAACACGCCAATCTTAGCAGATCTCATTTTTGCTTTGTGTTCATTACTTAGCGGTCCCTGAGATTTACCTTTTTTTGCAGCGCTTATCGATGATTTGTGTAAGTTGCTCATTGGCCCATGAGGCACTCCTTTTTTTGAAACGCTCATTTTTGCTTTGTGGGCATCTGAAAAAGGTATGCGGGATTTACCTTTACCAGCAGAGCTGATTTTTGATTTATGTTTGTCTGATAACGGCACTCCTTTTTTACTTTTACTAATTTTTTTTCTTGTTTCTACACTTCGAATGCAACCAGAAGCCCCATCTCCGCCATTCGTTAGATTGCAAAGAGTCTCACGGCCATGCTTTGTGATAAGCTCTAGCTCAAGTTCAAATGCATACCATTCTTGTAGGCCTGAGACAATGATCTCAACGAGCAGCCCGTGCTTTTTAACTATTCTGTGCCAATACTCATTGCGGGCGTTAGACCAAGCCCGTTGGCCGCGACCTTTGCCGACATAGAAAACTTGCCCATCAGTTGCGCGACGATGAACATACACATAAAAATCTTTTGGTACAATGCTTTTAGACATTTCGCACACCCTACATGTGGACTGTTTAGAAGCCATCATGAAGCGTCAACTTCATGATGGTTTCGCCCTATTATATCAGCAATCTCATTTAGGATTGTTGATATAGTTCTGCTTTTTGACTCAACAATGATCTTGTCGATGACACCCATCTTTGTTAGAACTGAATGCAAAACTAGGGCGTCTATGCTACCGCTGATTGTCAACAAATCAACCGTAACATTGTCCTTCTGTCCAATTCTGTGGCAGCGGTCTGCTGCTTGCTGTATGTCTGCTGGTGACCAGCTTGCTTCAACAAAAATTACATGGCTTGCAGCAGTAAGTGTTAGTCCTACTCCTGCAGCTTTGATATTGCCTACAAAAACTCTACAAGTTTTGTCTGCTTGAAACGTGTCAACAGCTGTTTGTCTATCTTCATTCTTGACAGAACCGGTTACTTTAACTGGGTTAAACTCTTTAAGTCCATCCATTAAGCCATCAATGATATGTATGTGGTGCGCAAAGACTACGACCTTATCTGTCTGCTCAAGACAGTCTTTGATGTATGTGATTGCATCAGGCAGCTTCCTTTCAGCATTCATCTTAAGAATGTCGCTGATGGCCTCGAAGGGTATTGAGTCTGGTTTGTCAATTTGCTTTTGATCAAAAGCTTTCTCACGCTTATCAACAGGCAAATCAAGCTCAATGACTCTATAAGTCTTTTCAGGCAAGTCCTTTAAGCATTCAGCTTTTGTCATCCGCAGCATGAATGGTTGAAGCACTGCTGCTAGCTCTGCAGACTTACTTGAACCTGTAAAGTCATAAGTATTCCAAGGAGTTCTCCAGCCTGCACAATACCTCATGCCAAACTCAAAGTAACCTAGCTTAGTCGCACCGATTGAATAGAGCAAAGTCCACAACTCGATCGGCCTATTGACAATAGGTGTGCCTGTAAGTAGACTAACATTAGACGTTGCTTTGATCAGCTGCATCAAAACCTTTGTGCGTTTGGCTTTGTAGTTCTTTGCATAGTGAGCTTCGTCAACAATCAAGGTTGAGACTAATGGCAAATCTACCTTTTGCAGAATGTCATAGTTGATGATAGTCACATCAAGTTCTTTGATTGTGTCTTTAGGTGACTTGATGACTTGTACGCTTAGGTCAGGCCGCCACATCTTTAGCTCTTTTTGCCAGTTGAGTTTTAACGAGGCTGGGCATACGACAAGGGCAGGCTTTACTAAATCTAAGGCAGACACACAAGTCTTGCCTAAACCCATGTCAAGAGCAAGAATGGCTTTAGGCCGCTGACCTAGCCATTGCACTGCTTGTACTTGATGCGGGTATAGCTTCACTCTGTTGCCCATGACCATAGCTTATCAATGAGCATAGCTGTTGCTACGCCGATTAAGTAGAAAGGAAGTAGAAAGGCAATGGCAGCAATTGCAAGATAAATCTTCATTTTCCGGTTCTCGCCCAATAAGCAGCAAATGATTCTCCAAGAACTCTATCTTTAGACCAAGACAGATCTTGTTGCTGCACTTTGATCTTGCAGTCCTTACAATCACAAGGAATGATGTCGTTCTTGACTGATAGCTTTAGTTCTGCCATAGTGTCATAGCCTCTTGTATGGACTAAGTCATCGTAGAACCTAAAGCCATTAGGCAAATTAAGGATGTAGACCATATCATCGCCGTAGCCATCTTGATCTACGTCACGATTTATGTTGAGTTTGTAGTTCATGCAAGCTCCAATGTAGGCTGTTGAACTTGGACGTCATAGCCAAGAGCTTTTGCATTCTTGAGAGTTTCACGACTCAAGGTTTTTTGACGTGCAATGTTTGCAAAGATGTGAGCTGCATCATTTGCAGGGTAAATCATCTCTGTGCCATACACGTTTTTGATTGTGACTAATAAGACTTTGTTCATGATAGATCCTTAACAACATTGAGACGGCGTCATTGCCGTGAGATAATTGTACAACACTTTTTGAGCCGTACACAACTTTTTTAGTTTTTTTTTAATTTATTTGCGTTTGGCCACTGGCAGCCAGTTAGCTATGTCAGGCCTGAGCTGCTCTTTTGTGAATGGTAGGTGCTTCATTGAACCAAACTTTTTGGCTGCCATACGGCCTACTTGGCCACGTGTAAACCAGTAGGAAACCGTGTTCCTACTCATCTTTGCCTGCCTTGCCATCTCGGCTTTTGTGCCAAAGTGAACTAGCAGCAGGTCAAGAGCCTTTCGGCACTCGAGCTTAAAAGGTTTAATTTTTTTTTGAGTCATGGTGTATTGTACATTGTTTTTTGTGTTAGAATTTTAACTCCTCTTCTTTTTTCCTTTCTACTTTCTAGGAACCCCAAGAACATGTCTGACTATGAAACTGACGATGATGCATTGTTTTTTATGCATCAAGAACAACTCTTGTCCTTGTCCCCTGAGTTGCGAGCAGCTGCTGAAGATGCACGCAAACTTTTATTAGTCTCAAAAACCATGCTCATAGAACTTAGGCTCAGAAACATTGATGCCAACAACATCGTGGCTTTAGCCGGCCTCCTTTACGAAAGAGGAGAAGTTAATGCAAAATAAACCTTCTGTTTTAGGAGTTATACCTAACAAGATCCCTTCAGAGTTAAAGGCCACACCTAGATGGGTTATGTGGAAGATGGTGCCTCAGTCAAAGCAGAACGGTGAGGTTGTATGGAAAAAGGTACCTTACCAGACTGATGGCAAGATGGCAAAGAGCACGGCGGCTGCCACATGGACGACCTATGAAGATGCCATGGATGCTTACTTAATGGGTGGCTTTGACGGCATAGGCATAACGATCGACGGCTCAGACGACTTTCAAGGCATTGACCTTGATGACTGCATCATTGATGGTGAACTGAACCGTGATGCAACTGAGGTATTAAGTCGCATTGATGGCTACGCAGAGATCAGCCCTTCAGGCAAAGGTATCAAGCTATTCACCAGGTCTAATCTTGCTATTTCAGGCAAAAAGGGCAACATTGAAGTTTACCGTGATGGCAGGTACTTTACCGTCACAGGCCATACATTGAATGGTCATGGTCAGCTGCCAGACACGGTCCAAGACATTGGCTGGTTTGTGGAAAGACACTTTGGCTCAAACAACCAGGTAAGTTCCTTAGAAACCTACAAACCTCCATTGACCGATTGGGACATTGATAGAGTCAGTGAAGAACTCATGCCCTATATAGGTGACATTAGCAGCTATGAAGATTGGCTCCAACTTGGCATGGCCCTTCACCATCAAGGCTCTGGTGATAGTAAGTGGATGGAAGTCTGGGACGAGGTCAGTCAAGGCACATCTACCTATAACCGACAAGAACTAGAAAGCAAGTGGGATTCTTTTAGTGAACAGCGCGGCACGGGTGGAGGCGCCATAACCTTAGCTTCTATCATTAAGAAGGTTGGTGAAGTCAAGAAGGCTGAGCAACAAAAGACTTTTGACAAATATAAGCAGCTTATTGTTGATGAAACAGACCTTGAAAAACTTAAAACTGTGGTTGTGGATTCAATCAAGGCTGAGTTAGGCCTTGACCACTTAAGCCGAAATGTTTTAGCAGGAGTACTTAAAACCAAGTTCAAAGATTTAGGCTTCCCAATTTCTATCAGTGATGCTAAAGGATTAATCAAGCCAAAGATCCATGAAGGCGTGCCTGAATGGTTAGGTGACTGGGTTTATGTAACAAGCATTGATAGGTTTTTTAACGTAACAACAAAGAGAAGAGTCAGTCAGCAAGGCTTTGCAGCTATGTATAACCGCTTTACTGGCGATGACTCTGCTGCTACTCTAGCTTTAGACCTTTTTAGGATACCAACGCCTGACAAAATCATCTATCTACCCATGGCAGATGACATGTTTGATCTAGATGGAGTCCCTTGTGTCAATGAATACAACAGAAATAGCGCCCCTGATGTGCCTGTAAACCTTAGCCAAGCAGACTTAGATGCAATAGATACGGTTCTAAACCACTTGAACATGATCCTTGTAGAAGAGAACTCTGTTGACATAATGGTTAGTTGGATGGCTTTCAATGCACAAAACCCTGGCGTCAAAGTTCGTTGGTCACCACTAATCAAAGGAATTGAAGGCGATGGCAAGTCAGTGCTTGGCAACTTGATGATGGGCGTTATGGGAATTGTCAATGTAGGCATTGTCTCGCCATCGGTCCTACAAACCGGCTTTACCAAATGGGCTTCAGGCAGATGCATCAACGTTTTAGAAGAGATTCGTATGGTTGGTCACAACCGCCATGATGTGTTAAACACCATAAAGCCATACATAACTAACGACCAAGTCACCATTCACCCTAAAGGCTTTGATGAGTACGTTGCTCCAAATACGGTTAACTACATTGCCTTCACAAACCACCATGACGCTCTACCTTTAGAGGACACGGATAGACGTTGGTGGGTTCAATTCACGCCGTTTAATAGCCAAGAAGACTTGGCAGCAGTGGCTGATAGCAACTACTTTAGCAAGTTATTCAGTGCCATTCGTGACCATGCACCTGGACTCAGGAAGTGGCTGCTTGAGTACAAATTGAGCCCGTTTTTTAACCCAAAGGGCCAAGCTCCTGCATCAATTGCAAAAAATCAAATGGTCAGTTTGAATGTAAGTGATGACTTTACGATCGTAAAAGACCTACTGCTTGAAGGTGGATACGGCTTTAATGACCAAATTTTGTCAAGCAGACACCTCACAACAGCGCTAAGTTTTGTCGAAGACATAGAAGTACCGAAGACAATTTTATTGAACAAAATGCTCATGAAACTCGGCTATTCTACGCTTGGACACTCAGTCAAATGGGAAGGCAAGGCTTGCACGATTTGGCTAAAAGGTTCGAAGCTTAAGGCTTTCAAGGGCTTGGAAAAATCTGAAATCAACGACGAAATCCGAAATTTACTGGAAAAAACAAAAAATGAAGACCCTTTAAGTTGAAGATTCCGAACTTTTATGACTTCGAACCTAACCTCGAACCTCCCTTCGAACTCGCTTAAATTGTTGATTTTCATATATATTTTACTTAAAAGGTTCGAAGTTCGAAATAATAGTATAAAGTTGACAGCCAGCAGGAATATATAAAATATAGGAATATGTTGTATATATATTCCTGGTGGTGGTGGGACCTAAAACACTTCGAACCTCGAACCTCGAACCTAGACGTATGAAAAATAAACTTACAAAGTCAGAGTCAAGTGAGCAAACTTTGCTTGTTGCCAGAGTGCGCAATTTTCATCCTGACCTGGTTTTTATGAGCATCCC